ATACTAGAAGTAAACAAGCATTAGGTGGTGCATTAGGTGGTGCAATAGTATCTCCAGTAATTGGTAAAACTTTAGAACTTGCAAAAATTAAAAAACTTAAATCAACTGCAGCAGGTCGTAAAAAATTAGCAGCAGCAAATAAAAAGAAAAGAGCAGCAACTAAAAAAGGAAAACAACACGCTAAACATGGACTTCACAAAAAACGAACTACAAAAAAGAAAAAGAAAAAATAATAAGAGAGAAACAATATGCTAACAGTAGGTGATATATTTCCTGACTTCTATCTTGATGGAGTCAACGAAAACAATGAAATGGTTAAATGCACGTCTGACGATTTAAAAGGTTGGGCAGTTATATACTTTTATCCTAAAGACTTTACATTTATATGTCCAACTGAGATTGTAGAAATGGATTTATTAGTTGACGAAAATGTATTTGTTATGGGTGTAAGTGGCGACAACGAGTTCTGTAAGCTTAATTGGAAAGAAAACAATTCGCTTATAAGTAATATAAAACATCCATTGGCAGCCGATTGTGGTTTATCTTTGTCTGATGATTTAGGCATTATTGCCTATCAAGAAGGTGTTTGCTTACGAGCAACCTTCATTGTTGATCCTGATCGAGTTATACAACACGTATCAGTCAACGCTTTAGATACTGGTCGTAACGTAGAAGAAATAGTAAGAACATTAAAAGCCTTACAAGCCGGAGGACTAACAGGTTGCTCTTGGCACGAAGGCGAAGATTTTGTAATATAATAAAGGTAAATAGATATGAAAGATAATTTTAATAGAACAATGAACTTTTGGAATATAGGCTTGACCGATTGGTTTAAGACTACGTTTCTTGGCTACGAAGAAGTTAAAGTACGTGCTAGAAATAAAAAAGGACATTTTGTTAAAGATGATCCCAAAACTAAAAAGAACGAAGCTTATAAAAAATCAGTAAGAAAGAAGAAAAAATGACAAAGATCTGGCGCAAAAACGAATGGGAACAGACAGGACATAGTTTATTAAATAAAACAGTTTTAGAATCCGATTTAAAACGCAGAACAAGTTCAACTATTCCTTTTGGATATAGGCTACACGATAAAGACGAACGCTATATCGAACCAATTGATAAACAACTAGAAGCTCTCGAAGCAGTGGAAGGTATGATTGTAAAAGAAGAAATATCTCTTCGTGACGGCTGTGATTGGTTAGAAAACTACACAGGTCGCAGTATTACTCCAATGGGTTTAAAAAAAATAATAGACAGAAAGTATGGAACAAGACCAGAAAGACTGGGATTTACATCCTGAAAACTACTTACTTGAAGAAGACGGTGTTACGTTTAAGTTAAAGAAAGACGGAACACCTCGAAAAAAAGGAGGCAGACCAAAAGGAAGAAAATCTAATTATCATTATTCTACGGCAACCAAAGCCAAGATGAATGCTAGGAAGTCTGTTAGTAAAAAGAAAAAAAAGATTAAACAGCTTCAGAATCAAATTAAATCCCATAAGACTCACTTAAAAAAACAAACAGAAGTACTTACTAAGCTCGATAAAAATACAGATAATCAAGTTGTACTTGACACAGACTTAGAAGCACTTAACCCAAGCACACAAGCACACATTCAAAACAACCCCGAAGAATCTGTTGTGTTTCATCCGAATGATGGACCACAGACAGAGTTTCTTGCAGCAGGTGAAAAAGATGTACTCTATGGAGGTGCTGCAGGTGGAGGCAAGTCTTATGCAATGTTGGTTGATCCTTTAAGATATGCACACAAAAAAGCGCACCGTGCTTTAATACTTCGTAGGTCTATGCCAGAGTTACGTGAACTTATAGATAAATCAAGAGAACTTTATCCTAAAGCATTTCCCGGATGCAAGTTCCGTGAAGTTGAAAAGTTATGGAACTTTCCTAGTGGCGCAAAGATAGAATTTGGATTCTTAGAAAAAGATGCAGATGTTTATCGTTACCAAGGACAAGCATATAGCTGGATTGGTTTTGATGAAATAACTCATTTACCTACAGAGTTTGGTTGGAACTATTTAGCTTCTCGTTTAAGAACAACAGATCCTGAAATAGAAACATACCTTCGCTGTACTGCTAACCCCGGTGGTGTAGGTGCGCACTGGGTAAAGAAAAGATACGTAGAATCAGAAGAACCTAATAAATCTTTTATAGGAAAAGACGGACTATCTCGTAAAT